GTGGTCTAAACTCTCCAAGTGCCTGAGTATTATCTTCAATCTCTTGATCTATTACAACTAAAGTTTCATCATTATCAATTACAGTTCTAGCTATTTGTTTATCTAGTTCTTTAGTGAATGTAGTTGATTTAATGTTAGAAGCTTTTGCTTGTTGTAATAATTCTAAATCAGTTGCCCAATCTCTAATGTCAAATGAAGTAGGGTACATAATCTCTCCATCAAATACTGTCTCTTGCCATAATGCAAATAGTCTCCAAATTTGTTCTTCAGCAAGTTCCATTAGTTTTGCTTTTTGTGCAAGTCTAGCATTTAGTAATTGAAATTCAGTTCTTAGTGCAATACCAGATTGTACTCTCTCACCAGTTGCTCTTATAGAACCTACATGAGATAATCTATTAATTGATTCTACTTTGTGTGCGATTGATTTTAATACTCCATCTAAATTGCTTCCACTTGGTTGTAAGATATAAGGTTTTAAATTAGCATCAATGTTATCAGGAATTTCTATAATAGAACCTGCACCACCGACAGCTTCAGTATCTCTTGTTTTAACTAAACTTGGGTGATTTGATATTCTAATAATTTGTTCAATCTCAGATAGTTCATTGTAAATAGATTTTTGTAAATCAGCTATGTCAGTTAAATCAGAAACTCCTAAACCTCTCATAGGTGATCTTTGATTGTATAAAATAACAGCAGGAATCTTTCCAATAGGATTAGGAACTGACTCTACTAAAACTGGTTCATCTCTATTTGATGTTGGTAAAAATACTGTGTCTATTTTATCTTCGTACCAAATCTTATAACATTCTTTGTCATCTTCAATAGATTCTCTAATCTTTAAATATTCTAAATAGTAATATCCATTTGGTGATCTTGCATACTTCCAGTCTAATACGTTCTCAGGAGTATATACGTTTAAATATGGTCTAATGTTTTGTTCTAGTTCTTCTCCTCTAGTCATTACATTTGTAGATGGTTTATCCACGAGAATCCAACAATGTCCATAAACAGAAGCATAGTTTTGTACTTCTCTCATTAGAGCATCAAATGTTCTACCTTCGTAATCTGCATCATCTAAGAATTGATCTACTGATGGGTCGTCTTGTAATGTTCCAAGTTCTCTAGTTGGTGGAACTCTAAATAGGAATGATGAATAAATATCAATTACGTTTCTAGCATGATTGTCTAGTGGTGTGTAAGCAAGTCTTTTAAAGTATTCTGATTCTAATTCTAATTGGTATTCTTGTAAGAACTTTCCATCTTGATATTCTTTGCCACCTAAATATGATCTGATGAAATATTCCCATCTAGGCATCATACCTTTGTATTGTGAGTGTTGCTGTTCTATTTGTTTTCTTGTGTAAGCCATTATGAAAATCTCTTAGGTTCTGATTTAGGTAAGTTTGAAGTAATTGGGAAAATGTATTCTATTGCGTAACCTAGTGCGTCAGTCATGTGATCGTAGCCATTGTTCTTTTCAGGTTGATTTGTACCTTCTTTATAAACTTGTTTCATTAAGCTATTAATTAGTGTTTTGCAAGAAGGATTAATAAAAATACTTCTTTTTCCATCAAATGCTTTTAGTTTACTGTTTACAGAATTAACTCTATCTCTAACTAAAGCATGAGTAGATTTAGCTTTAACATTTAAACCTGCATTTTGCAAGATAGTTAGATCGGTGCGACCACCAGCAGAAGTTTTACGTTGTCTTGAAGCTGGGTCAGGGTAAACAATCATTTTAGATTTATTGTACCTAGATAATAATTCATCAATAAATTCATCAGTATTAGAACTATAAATAACTATCTCATCAAATACATGAGCAATACCATTTTTAACATGGAACAGACAAGCTGACATTGGGTCTATGTTAAAGTCCAAGCCAATATGAATTATAGCATCTTTGTCATATTTACATTCTTGCACGTTTAGTTCTCTATCAAAGTTGTAATAAACAACTCCTGAGTATGTTTCAAATGAAGCTAAATACTCTTGTCTAAATGTTCTCTCATCTAAATCTTTTTTTGCTTGTTCTATTTCTTCTGCATCAACCTGACCACCATCTAATGTTGTGTACTTAAAAGATTTCCACTCAGGGTCATCTCCTAAACCCTTTTGATATATTTCATAAGACCAGTTACCAAATCCTCTAGGTGTTCCTATAAATAATACATTTCCTGTAACGTGCTTATCTGAGATTGTTGGTCTTAAAACTTCTGTCCAAGCTTCAACTGGTATGTCTGCATACTCATCTAACAGTAAAAAATCTAATCCTACTCCTCGTAAATTGTCTGGTGATTTATCTGCACCTTTTAAACTTATCTGACTACCATTCCTAAGCACTAAAGATAGTTCTGTTTCATTAGCATATTTAATCCATCTCTTTTCAGTAGTAAGTCTTTTAAGTTGCTTCCACATAATCTCTTTAGACATTCTGTAAGTTGGTGCTACATAGAATATCTTGGAGTTAGGTTTTCTACTTGCAAATCTTAGTAGTTCATACATGGCTAAGTGTGTCTTGCCGAATCTTCTTCCTGTAATTAAAACTCTAAATCTTTTTGGACAAGTATATACGTCTAGTTGTGGTTTACTAAATGGCATTTATAATTCCTCTTTGAATTAACTTTGTAATAACTTCTTCTTCCAATTTAACATCATGGTTATATCCTTTAGGAGTTCCAATGTGATGTACTTCTTCCATTGTATATCTATTTTTAGTTTTAAAGAAATCAAATGCTGTAATAGTTACTTTGCATTGGCAGTGATTAAGTAACCAATAGATTGCAACAAAGCCAGTCGTTGGTCTGTAATAGTTATATCTAATTGTCATTTTAGAATAATCGTATGTGTTCCATAACCAAGCTTTTTTCTTAACCCAATCAGGCATACGTTCTGCTCTCTTACCATCTTTTTCAAAGTTTAATCTTACAATACATCTAATGTCAGGAATATCTTTAAGCTTATTGTGTCCCTCGTAAACTAGATTGTTAATCCAAACATCACAAGGTTTGTCTTGAACTCCAAGATTCATTCTAACTACTGAATTAAATTTTGTATAATCAATAGTTCCTATTTTCTCACCATTACCAATTAGTAAAACATTCTTGCCTTTAAAATATTCGTATGGGTTAAACATTTCTAATTACTGCTGTGTTTGGTGTTAAGTATTTGTGCATTTCAATAGTGTATGGTTTGTGTAGCAAGGCAAATGATTCAACTTTGTCTACATCATGTACTACGACTGTGTCAGTATGTTCTAAAATATTGTTAAGATGTTTAATTCTATCTCTTACAAATTGTTCATGGTCTAAAAAGCACATTCCAAATCTTTGTGTTAATGGTATCTCTTGTTTAAAGTCTATTTGTATTTGCTGATAATGTGAACCGATTAAATAGTCAAATCTTCTAGCCCAGTTTATATCCTGCACAAATCCTATTAACTTTATTCCTTTAGACTTAGCTATCTCAACTAACAATGGTGTAGAATAATAACCACAACCTGTTTCCATTATATCCTCATTACATTTTAAAGCTTCTTGGATTAAGATTTGTTGATGTGTTGCGTAAATATCTATGAACTGTTTTTCTTCCACTATATATCTATCTATGTTTAATATGGCTTGATTATCAGTTGCTAATAAATAATCAACTTTAGATAGACCATGTTGTTTAAATGTATTCCAAATAGATGTTCCTATTTCTACTGCTCTATTGAAGTCTTTGTAAACTAAACAATCAATATGCGTATATCCTTTATCAATAGCTGTCTTTAATCGCTTGTTACCAAAGATACAAATTAAGCTATCACTTGCCCAGACTATTAATGGGTTAAATAGATTATTAATATCAGGTAATGTTTTTAATCTCCGATTTGCTAGATTGTCATTCAGATATATCGTTCTGATCTAACCTTTAAGTGTAACCAATTATTAAACTGATTTGAATATTTAACGTATTTAATTGGTACTGCAATTATGTTTGGATTCCTGTTCTTGCTTACGAATCTTCTGTCTAATAATTTGTTTTCCATCTTCTCCTGTCCAATGAATTGTCTTGGCTATATCATTATTCTTGCCTAATCTTAAACCATGATATTCATTTGGTATTCTGTTTATCTTAAACTCATGTTGTACTTTAGCAAAAGCTTCTTGATCTGATCTCTCTTGTCTCATCTCACATCTATCAAACCATTTCTTTAGAACTTGTTTATTGTTTATGCCGACTATTCCTGTTTGCCATCTATCTGATCTAACTGCATGGTCTTTGCTCATAAGATAATCGCAGTCATCTAGCATATCAAACATATCAGATATATCTGCTTTAATTTCTATGTCGCAATCTAACCAAATGATTTTATCTGCTGGTACTTTTTCAATAGCTTTAGGTTTATAAAACCAAGTTCTACCATCAGATGCAACTAGGAATGAATTAGGATATTGTTTTAACATTCCAAAGTTTGCTATGTATAAAGGAATCTTAATATGCTTATGATAACCTTCTAAGAACCAATCAAGTATATCTATGTAGTCTTTGTCGCAACCAGTTACAAAAGCTTTCATAATTGAATCTTAACTGTATTAGTGTAGATATTAAACCAGTCAGATGAATAATCACAGTCTTGGTATTTCTCAAAGTAACAACCACCTTCTGTAAAGTGTATGTTCTTAGCTTCTGTGTTGTGTGGGTATTCG